GGAAGGCTTACGAGGCTGAAACCGAGAAGATCCGCGAAAATAGAGAAAATGCAACCTATCCGCCTAAATTCACTCCGGCAACACGGACTCACCCGAACGGTCATCCGCGCTGCCTAATATGCGGCCAAGAGCAGCGAGAGACCGAGATGTGTTCCGAACAAATAACGAAATTCAGAATAGTGAAGATAGATAAGGCGCAGCAAATTATTGGTGGCATAGTCTACGAGCCGGACGAGATCGACACCCAGGGCGATTACACAGATGAGAAGGAAATCGAGAAAGCCATGTACCGGTTCATGGAGAAGTACGCCACGGACACAAAGCGGATCCGAATCAACCACGAGGGCAAGCGGTACTTCTTTCCTATCCTAGAGAGCTTCCAGCCGGAGGCGGACACTATAAAAGGCGACAAGCCATTGAAGAAAGGTAGCTGGTGGTTAATGCTCAAGGTTACGAACAAAGCCATCTGGGATAAGATAGAGGCCGGTGATCTGGCCGGCTTTTCGATGGGAGGCACCGCGAAAGGTTAGTACAAATAAAACTTGACTTTTATAAAAGCCAGGTTTATTTTAATATTGTATGAGAAGCTTTGTAGTTTAGCACATAAGCCAATTTCATATTGGGCTTAGGGTGATTCTAAGACTGGCAAAGGCTTGCAAGTCTTAGATCGCCCTTTTTTTTTAGCAAAAGGGGATCCCAGACAGTAATTTATAACGGAGGTTTGCTGTCATGCCAATAAAGGCGAGAAAGTTATTTGACATCGATATAGATGAGGTGACTCTCTGCAAGACTCCGGCCATCCGAAAGACATTCTTCATAAAAAAACAGGAGAGACCAATGAAAGAACTTATCGAAATATTGAAGAAGTTTATGGCTGATGATGAGGAGAAAGTCGACGAGGCGCTCACTACAGAGGAGATCGCAAGCATCGAAAAGCTCGACGGCGACACCGCTAAAGAGCTTCACGATGCGTTAGAGATCCTCGTAGGTTATCAGATGAGCGACATCCCGGACGACGCCCTCGGAGCCATAAGAACCTTCGCAAAACAGGCCTCTTGCGGACATCTCCCGGTTGAGATAGAGAAGATTGACTTCCTGGCTGAGCTAACGGACGTGAAGAAGGCGGGAGCGCGCTTCTCCAAGGCAACCGTTGAACAGCTCAAGAAGGTCAGGGATATGCTAACTACTCTCATCGGAGACAGGGAAAAGGCCGTGAATAAGGGCCACAAGGAGCTTCCCGACGACGTGAAGGCCGAGTTGGAAGTGCTCGCAACGTTGAGAAGGGAAAACGATGAAAGAATCGAAAAAGAACAGATCAAAAAAGATGAAGCCGCAGAAGAGCGGATCCAAAAGCTTGAGGATAAGCTTAAAGAGCAGGACGAGGAAATAGAAACGCTCAAAAAGAAGAAGGGCGTAAAAAAGAGCATCGACAGTCATATTGACGACAAGAAGAAGGTCGAGAAAGACGCGGACGATGAGATAATCGATCACTATCCTTCAATCTATATTGTAGGACAAAAGTAACAAATTTATCTCGGAGGATAACATGAAAGACAATAAACGAATGCTCAACCTGAGAAAGGAAGATATTGAAGGCTTTAACCTTATCTCCCTTCCTACCATCGAGCTAACCCCGCAGGAAGCCGACAGATTCATCGACTGCATTTATGACGAATCGGCCATGAAGTATTATGCCCGCCTTGAGAAGATGACCAAGCCTACCAAATACATCCGCCACCTCGGATTCGGCGCAGGAAAATTCTTGTATCCAGGAAACGTCTTTGACGAGGCCAAATACAAGAAGCAGTGGACTCATAACCGCCTCACTCTCACAGCGAAGAAGATCCGCGGTTGCATAGCTGTTTATGACGACGATCTCGAAGAGGGAATCGAAGGCGCAGCTTATAAAGCTCACCTGATGCAGATCCTTGGGAAACAGATCGGGAACGAGCTAGAGTACGCGTACTATATGGCCGACACCGCTGGCTACAACTCATGGTGTGAGGATGACATCGAGAGCCTATGGGACGGCTGGCGCTATATCATCAACAACAGCCAGAGTGGAGACGCATACTATAATAACGTATGCGGCGCAGCGCACATCTTGAGCGCCTGCGAGGGTGGAAGTGGTGAGGACTTCGCACTTGCCGGACTGATAGCCGAACATGATGACGCTCCTCCCTACGATTGGGAATACAAGTACCATATGATGCTCAAGAGCATGCCAGCCAAATACAAATCAGCCATCGGACTCCAGAACTTCGTATTTATGAATTCAGATCTTGTCACGCAGGACTATATCGCTGCACTATCTTCAAGAGCCACGGGGCTTGGAGACGCTGTATTCACTGGAAAGATCATCCCGCAGTATGGCCGCGTTCCCATCATCGACGTACCACTCATGCCGACAAATCTCGGCACCGACGGCGGAGCGCCTGACGATTATGGAATAATCGGTGGAGGCGACTATACCGACGTGGTTCTTACCTACAAGAACAATCTCATAATCGGGATCCAGAAACAGATCAAAATGGAGCCCCAGCGCAGCGCAGCCGATGAATGTACCTACTACTTCTACACAATGAAGGTAGCCCTGCAGCTCGAGAACGTGGACGCAGTTGTATTCCTGAAATGCCTCACGCATAACTGCTAAAGGCTGATTGGGGAGTAAGTATGTATAATTGTATAGTGACTAATTACGGCATAGGCCGTGAAACTTTCCCGACCCGCATAGGCGATCTATTTATCAAGACTCGAATTCCCTACGCCATTTACGATAACCCTCAGAACGGGGCCCACGGCGCTTTTCATAAAGATGCCCGCGGAATCGTAGAGGATTTAAAGGTTTTCGAGAAGATTGATAAGCTCGGGTTCGAGGTGGTTGTCGACGATGAGAACGGGCATCCATCCGAAGAGCCTGCGATTGACTATGCCACTACCGGACATTCCATCAACGAACTGCGGGTAATTGCCGCGGGCAGGGGAGTACAAGGGGTTTTCTTTATGAAGAAGGCCCAACTAATCCAAATTTTAGAGGAGGAATAAAATGGCACAAGACCCAGAACAGTATCCCCATGTTGACGTAGGGGCCCATCAGCCGGAAAACACCATCCGCGACTTCTACATGTTCAATTATCATGTCAACAGCCACAAAATGCGATGGCTAAAGGATGTCATTGACATTATTGACGCGCACCGCAGTCTGTTCGATTTCTGTGAAGCCCTTGACGATGGAGTGGTCTGGAACGTGGACAAGGTTGAAGGCGGCCAAGGATCAGCGAGCTACGCCTGCACCGACATGGTGAATGGAGTGTTGCTGCTAACCACCGATGACGCCGAAGGCGACAATATCGAAGTGACAAGTCTCTGCGAATGCTGGAAGCTCGTCGATTGCTATCCGCTCTATGCTGAAATTCGCTTCAAGATAAGCGACGTAGACGGCTCTAATTTCTGGTTCGGATTCGTCACCGGAAACAATTTCTTTGTCCCGCCCAACGACTTCCTTGTATTCGAGAACGACGGCCCAGACGACAATCTCGAGATCTCCAATGCCCTGAACGGTGTAGGAAACGAAACGCTCACCGGACAAACCCTGTCGGACAACACCTGGTACAGGCTCGGCCTGCATTGGGATGGCGCTGGCACGGTTCGCTGGTTCGTTATTGCAGACGGAGACGCCCCGCAGACAATTCTTGCCACAGGAACGGTTACGACTTTTATCGTGCAGGACGAGGAACTCTCAATCGGATTCGGGATCCAGAACCAAGGCGCTGTACTCAGCAACATGTACGTTGATTACATCAAGGTTTGCCAGAAGCGAGTTATCGAATAGGTAACATTTTAGACAGTCAAAGAGGAGGGCGTGAGGGAGCATTCCCTCGCGCCCACCCTTATTAGGAGTCTAATATGGCAGTTGAAGGATGTTACTTAACAGAAGTGATGGTGAGCAATTGGCCCGCCGGCTACGCGGATGCGCAGAAACAGGCGATAATCGACAAGGCCGAACAAATTGTTGACAAAGTAACCTGGACTACATGGTGTGCGGAAGCCTTTGATTTTGAACTTAACGGCAATAACGAGAACCGTCTTTTCATCCCTTTAAAATCCGACATCCGAACCGTAACGGCAGTTTATATCCACTGCATAGAAATTCCGATAAGCTGGATCGCTTATGACGAGAACAGTATTTATCTAAATCCTTGCGGCAGCGGCAGCGGCGACCTGGATCCAGAACTCTACTACAGGTTGGGTGAGGCGGCTGACCAGGGAATATTCATTCACGGCTACAATAACATTCGTGTCGTAGGGACGATGGGTGAAGGCGACGCCGCCGATGTTCCGGAGGCGATAAAGCAAGCCGCCACCATTATAGCAGAGTGGGAGAATGACCCATCAAGTCATGCAGCGGCCGGTATGTTCGTGAGCGAGAAGATCGGCGACTACTCATACAATATAGGGATTGGCGGGGAAGAGGACATTTTGACCGGTATCAATAAGGCTGATATGCTGCTTCGCCATTACATAAAGCGTAAGCCGATTCTCATGGCACCATGACGGACGGCTCACTCATTATCGTTTATGCTTGGAGGATTGAATGAGACAGGGAAAGGACTGGGGCTCTACGACGGTGTTCTTTCGGAACTCCTTTGTATCGGCCCATCACCTGGAAATAAACGAAGGCGGATTCTGCTCTGAGCATTTCCATAGGTACAAATTCAATCAATTTTATGTAATATCAGGAAAACTTGAGATAACCATCTGGCGAGAAAATAATGTCAAGGATATCACTGTCATAGGGCCGGGCCAGTCGACGGTAATACCACCCGGCGTATGGCATAAATTCAAGGGCCTGGAAACTACTCATTGTATTGAGATCTACCAGGTGGAGTTGCGGGAGCCAGATATAGAGCGAAGGACACAGGGAGGAATGGAGACAAAAGATGCCAGCTGACCGTCTAAGATATTTCGAGGACAGCGAATTCCAAAACGATTTTTTGTGGAAAGATCTGCCGAGCGGATCGTGGAAAGGGAAACCGTGTTACATAGTGGCCGGCGGCCCAAGCCTTACGAACCGCTGGCCCTGGCTGAAGCCCAGGCTCAACGGGCTGCTAACTATCGGAATCAATCGGGCCTATGAACAATTTGACCCAAAGATAATTTTCGGTATGGATCCCGTGTTCGTTCGCTGGATCCAGATGGGAAAGTACGGCGAGGCTGCTTACAAAAGGTGGAGAGAGTCGACGGCCTACAAGGTCTGGCTCTGCACCTATTTAGCCAAATTGAAGGAAGATATTTACATCCTAAAATGTTTCAAAGGATACAACCACGCAATGAGATCCTTCACTTCCACTATGGAAGAAGGAATCGGGCACGGAAATAACTCTGGTTACGCGGCGCTTAACCTGGCAGCCTGCCTTGGAGCGAATCCTATCTACCTGTTGGGCTACGACATGGCTAAAAACCATGGAAAAACCCATTGGCACAATGGCCATCCTAATCCGCAACCTGAAAATGTGCCGGATATGTTCAAGAAGCATTTTCCAATAGCTCAAAAGGTTCTGGCGGAAATGAACATAACCGTTATAAACCTCAATCCAGAATCGGAACTCGACTGTTTTCCCAAACAAGAACTACAAACGGGCTTCAGGGCCCTGCAGCCTATAATTAGAACTGAGCATGTGAAGCGCGCTTTTTTAGATATAAGCAGAGAAGAGGCGAAGTTTGGCCCACAACTGCTGCCGATACTCCCAGCGACACAACAAGAAAAACTTCCAAGCCTGTTCATTAAAGGCCCCTACGGATTTGGCGACACATTCTATCTACGTTCACTCGTGAGGAGCCTGGCGAAGAGGCACGAAAGTATTTACGTAATGACTACGCTGCCAGAAGCGTTCTGGGATCTGGATAACGTGAAGGTTGTTAGACACAGCGCCAATAGGCTCAGAGCACAGAAAGCTCACCTTGAATACATCGACGGTTGCGATGATTATAATTGGGAAACACCTCCCGCAGGAACGAAACAGGCCATCTGGGGATCATTCCTTCCAGTATGGAAGCATGAGGCGAACAAGCGAAATGCCATATCGACGAACGTGCGCGGCGAGGAAAGCACTACGGCATATTTTGAAAACGAATACGGATTAAAAGACTTCGACTTTTCATTTCCTTTGAAACGAGAATGGATAGAAAAGGCTGCGACTATAATAGCCAAGTTGAAAACCGATGGGAAGAAGATCTGCATTATACGGCCGCCTACTATTCACAAAGAATGGGCCTGCTATACGAGGAACCCGAAGCCAGAGTATTTTCAAATGCTCATCGACAAATATAAGGATGAATACTTCTTCATCTCAGTCGCCAATAATAAGGCGGATAAGGAGTGGTCGGTAGAGAAGCTTACTGGCATAAACAAAAGGTTCGACCACGGAGAGCTTTTTTTGACGACTCTTTTTGGGCTGATAAAACTTGCCGATATAGTGATAACCCCTCCGGATCTTTTCAGCGTGCTGGCGATAGCAATAAGGGCAAAATGCTTCTGTATTTTCGGGGGCTGCACAAAGCCTGAAATAGTGTTCGGCAAGAACATGGGCCTCCAGAATTTCGGGATGGTAACGCCGGAACCTTTCTGTAACTGCATGCTTATGGAGCATGATTGCAACAAGGAGATTCCGCAGGAGCGCTTAATAGAAGCCTTTGAGGGTGTACGGCATAGGGTAGAGCATAAAAAGGCCGTGACGGTAGGCATACCGCCAGGAATAGGGGATATGCACTGGGTTCTGACAAAACTAGAATCCTTCAAAGCTAAAAACAACATTGATATTTTAAATATTACGATAGATAGAAACCCGGCACTCAGTTACAGCCGGGACTTTCTGAGACTAGTGCCGTTTATTGATAACGTTGACGACGGCCAAAAACGGCTGCCTTTCAAATTCTCTATCGCCGGAGGATCCGGCGTCCCGTTACAACAAGGAACGAACGGCGTTGATTACCTTATAGAATTCAACTCTCGATTGGAGCACGGTGTCAGGATAGAAGAGATACTGCCGGAGTATGATGTGGACTTCAACTATCCGATAAAGAATCCCAGGGAAGCGAAAACTTTTGCAAATATTATAAAGAAAGGGGTCGGGGGAAAGCTGTATCTTTTCTACGCATCATCTGCAGGCGGAAATAAGAATTGGTGTAAAGGCACATGGTTGCCGAAAGACTGGGTAGAACTAGCTGACAGGATTAGTGATGCAAGCGGACATCGGACTGTGCTCATGGGTGCTCAATGGGATGCCAGCTATGCAGAGGCGGTTAAGAGTTCTGATAGGCAAAATAGTATCCAGAATATTGTCGGTAAAACAAATGTCTCAGAGGCACTGGGGTTACTAAGAGAGTCTAAATTTTTAGTAGGATTTCTCAGTGGCCTGGTGATTCTCGCAACGCACTTTAAGATCCCTTGTGTGTCGTTCTGGCCAACGCTGAAACAGGCGCCTCACTGGCACGACC